TTCTCAATTCCAGTTTTTAGTCGTTCGTAATTCTGATCATGTAATGTACCCAATAGCGTATCATCATTTATTTTATTTTCTTTCATTATATCAACTCCTTATTTCTATGTATTTATAAACTATACTATTTCTTTCTTGGTTTTTTAATAAATTCTTTTACTTTTTCGGATATGTACATGTTAGAATTATCCGAAAATGATTCTTTTTTAGTATCCTTTTCTTTAGGTTTTGGATCTTTAGGTTCATCTTTTACTTTATCTGGTTTTGGGCCGTCTGTATCCGCAGTACCTAACCCACCACCTAAACCATCTTGATTTTCGCCACTACTATTTATTGGTTCTTCTTCTTCACCTCCACCATCTTCATCTTCTGTTTCCTCTGGTGCATACTTATCTTTTATTTCTTGATTTAGATCACGTTCTTTCTTTTTATATTTTTCATTACGTGCATATTCTTCATCACTCATTTGAAAATATTCTCTAAGTACAAGTTCCATTGAAAGAGGATTATTAGGTTCATCTGTATTAGTAACATATGCAATAGCAGTACCCAATATATTTAACCTTGTTTCCATCAATTCTAAATCTTTAATCTCTTTAAAGAAATTAGCTTGTGTAAAATCAATTTCAAAATTAGTAGACAACAAATACTTATTCATTTTTGGATTCTTTTTGTATTTGAATTTAATCTGTTCCATGAAGCCTTCTTTTATGGCTTTCTTGAACATGTTTTGTGCTCTTATAACAAACAAACTAAACTTTAATTCTTCTCTGTCTATATCCCTTCCTGTTGTATAATTAGAAGGTTGTGCCTCTGAACTCCATCTGGTTTTAGGAATCTTCAATGTTTTGTATAGCTTACTTAAGAAATATTTTACATCATCTAATTCACCTAAATTCATTCCAGATGCAAGTGTTTCCACCGATGTACCGACTCCATCTTTTTTTGCAAACCAGAAATCCTCTGCTAATGATTGTACATTTCTTTCTGCATCTACTGAACCATCTGAACTTTTATATGTTTGATTTCTTTTGTACTTATGTATAACACCTTTAATAAACTCTTGTGCTTTAGCATTAGGCATTCTACCAACTTCAATATTCCATACTCTTCTTTCAGGTGCACGTACTAATCTGTACACGATCAAAGAATCTTCAAGACTTTTTAATTGATTAAATACTCTAACTGCTGACTCAAGATAACCACGTACATCCAAAAGATTCTTGCCTACATCACCCCATTTTACGTATGATACCTGATTAGATTCAAGAGGAACCATTTTTTCTTCGCCGTTATCACCAATGACTGTTTGTAAGAATCCAATTATTTCTCCTGTTTTACTATATACAGGAAAGGTTGTAAATGCTGGTAAAATTTTATATCCAATTATACGATTCTTTTTGTTGTTCAATATCCATTCCAAAAACAATTCGCCTTCAATTAGGAATTTTTTGAATAGTCCATACATATTATCGTTTTTTATTATATTTTCAGAAAAATCTTTATAATCATCCATGAATTTTTCCCTTACTCTAGGAGGAAATTCAGTTCTTATTTTGAGATGTGTGATCTTATTATTATCGTCCTCAACAATAGCATCATCACATATATTGTCTATTCCGATTTGGATTTCTGGGAACCATCTCATTTCATTATACTTCGCTATTCGATATCTCTTTTGAGAAAATACTTGATTGAAATCTATTGTTTGTGTTGAGCATCCTGCATAACTAGAACCACCAATCGAATTACCCATACCCATAGCATTTAGATCGAATTCTGTTACATCCATTCCTTGGGAATTTTGATCAAGCTGCTTGGTTATATTATCATCAAATTCCTTATTTAATTTAAAAGGCTTAGAAAATGGATTTATAAATTTTAAATTATCAAATATACTCATATGTATTCACTCCGTATTATATATGTATTTATACACATACATTTTCTTCTATTATTTTTTCTATTATTCCTTTAATCTTTTTAAAATCTGTGTATGGGATTTCTATCAATGTAATATTGTTAGCTGTACAGTAGTCTTTTTTTATTTGATCGTGATATTGTTGAAGTTTTAGTTTTTCTTTACTTTCTTCTATAGTAAATTTTTTTTTATATAATTGTTTAACTAGTTTATAATGTTGTGCTCCTTGATATTCAATACACATATTATAATCAGGTAAATAAAAATCGAATGATAATGGATATCTATCTTTACAATCTTTATATTTCTTCTGTAATACATATATTATATTGTTTTGTTCTAAAAAACTTCTTACTTCTTTTTCTCCTTTAGATTCTCTACATATTGGACATCCTGTTCCTTCTAAATGATGTTTAGGATTTTGTTTAAAATATTTTTTATGTTTTTTACAATATATTATAATATCAGTATATCCATCAATATAAACAGTTTTATCGTAACTATATAATTTTTTATTTATAGGAAATTTAGTCAATACTTCGTTTATATAATATTCAGTAGTTTTTTTGTGGCCTCTACATAAATCACAACCTCTACCACTCTTCATATGTCGTTTGGGTGTAACTCTAAATTCTCCATGTGTTTTACATATAAGTATTATTTCTGTATAAAGATCAACATAAACTACTTTACTATAATCGAATAATTTATCGTTATTTGGATATTTTCGTAAAATTCTTTTTATAAACAATTCAGTATTGGATTTTTTATATTCATTTCTTAAGATATAACTGCATGTCCTACATCCAGATTTTTGATCTATGTGGCTATTTGGTGTTATAAAAAACGAACCGTGTATTGGACATATTATTTCTACTTTGGTATTATTATTAACATATATCACTCTATCATAACAATATTTGTAACCATGAATCAAAATCGCTTTTATTATAAATTCTTCTCTTGTTAATCTTTTTGGCATAAGGTTTCCTCGTAATAGGTTGAAGGTTTAATTATGTAAAGGTAAGTTTTTGATTACGCAAAAACAGGTTTATAACGCCTTGTCCCTTTACATATGTATTTATAACACCAACATATTTTTTATATCCGAAAAACCATATAATCTTTTTCCACACGACCTATATTTATACCGTAGTAAGTACGTGCATAGTAATTCATAGTCTGTTTTACCATATCATTTGGAATACGTCTTACTTGTACCATATTTTTCATATTGTATTGTCTCACAGAGAATTTTGATGCTTTTTTTAACATCAGATATAATGTTCTCCACTTAGCCAATCGTATTAATCGGTTATCGTCTTCAAAATCATTTTCGTTTAATAATTTTACTGCTCTCGATAACCATATTTTCCTCACATGAATTGGGAGATGATGAAAATTTAATCCACGGCTCATTTTCTCACCCGATTTTGTCGAATAGTTTTCATATATGAATGTAAACGGCATCAAATCCCAAAACTTAATAGTACTGAATGGTAATGTTTCATCGAATTTATAGAAGTATGCGTAAAACTCACCTTTCTTTATACTCGTAGCTCTGGGGAATTGTTTCAAATACCTTACATATTTTGCTATCTGGCCATATTGGGATTTTGGTTTTGGTCTGAAAGCCACGTATTAATTATCCTTATGTAACCAACTACTAAAACTTTCGTTCTTACATTCGCATTTCTTCTTTTTACACTTCTTACATGGCTTTACGTCATTGCGTTTAACCAATCCCATATTTTTTGCATGTTGTGCTTCTTCACCACCCATAGATGTAGTTGTAATAGATGCATCTGATTCTTCGTTTTTCATTGTATGTATCTCCTATGCTACATCAGTATCATATCCTTTACATTTAGGACATTTTACCTCAGTTGTATTTTTACCAAGTTTCTTTTTAAATTTGTGTCCACATTCCATACATTTCATTTGTGTGGTTGCTTCATTTAACATATCTCTAAATTTCATTATGTTTCTCCTGTTAATATATTTTCTGGTTTATCGTCCTATACTTTTACTAGATCTATTAGTATATGTATACTCCCATATTTTATTCCAAAATTCGTTTGGTAATTTCTTTTTAAGTACGTTTTTTTTATTATCTGGTAATTGTTCAAAGTCAGATATAAATAAATTCAAAAAAGATATGTTATGCATAAGATTATCAATAACTTCTTTTTGTCTTGATTTATATTTTTTAAAGATTTTAGGAACTACATCCATTATCCAATCTTTACCTTGTGTTTCTTTTTTAAGATCAATAGATATTCCTTTTACTATCTCTACATGTGGCATTTCATTTAGTATATCTACAAATTTCATTCTATAATTCCTTTTGGAAGATCATGTAAATATTTACCACCTATATTTTTTAATAATTCAATAGTATTATGACCTTTTTTATTTTTTAGTTTGCTATTAAAAAACTTCAGTGCACTTCTATGTAAAGAAATTCCTAACTTTTCTAGTCCTTCTTTATCCAATATATGGTTATTATCAACGATCTTAAAATATTGTTTGAATTTGTTTTGAAATTTTCCCATATTAGTTTGTACATCGTTCCATGCTTTTTTTACAAAAGTAGGATTGACCGTTCTTTTTCTTTTTTTATTTCTTTCTAATGCTACATCTAATGATGTATTTACAAACACCATTCCTGTATCATAACCCATAGCCTCTAATGCTTTTTGTTTTTCTGTTATTAATTTATAATCTCTTCCAGTACCATCGATTATAATAGGTAACATACCATCGACAAATAAATTTTGTTTGGCTGATATAAGTTCTTTTGCTTTACCTCTATGTTCCATTTGTTTTTTATATGTATCTATTTTTTTATTATCTATATTAAACGAGATATTATTTTTCTTTAATTTGTATTCGAATATATCGTCCGAATTTATTATCTTTGCTGGGATACCACCAAACATATTTCTTGTAATAAACGATTTTCCACTTCCTGGGCCACCTGCTAAAAATATAGCTTTGAATAAATATTTATCGTTTATTCCTTCGTTTAATATATCTACAAATTTCATTAATACTCCAATTCTAATCTGGCTAAGTTTGGACATACATTATAACTCTTAGGAATAATTTTATGTAATTTTAATGTTTTCATAATATCAATAGTCTTTGTAATAACTTGTCCATTTTCTTTTTTCCAATTCCATTCAATAAACGTATTTCCTTGATCTTCACCAA